AAATGCCTACAAAAAAAGATGCATACAATACTTAGACAGCATAAAGTATTTCAATTAATTGGAAAACCAGTTAATGAAATAATTTTAGCAAATAGTTTAGGAGTAAAATTAGGAGAGAACGATGAGTTCGTCTCAGGAGATTACGCTGATGCCACCAACAACTTGAGAAGTTGGGTATCAGAAACTATCGCTGATGAAGCAAGTATACATTTTGATCTAGAACCCGAAGAACGGGAACTATTTATAAGAGCCTTAACTAAACATGAAGTTATTAACCCAGAAATGCTGGAGATAGGAAATAAACAGTTTCAAACAAAGTCAAAACAACAAACAGGACAACTAATGGGTAGTATAGTGTCCTTCCCAGTACTATGTATCGCAAATGCAGCTATGTGTCGTTGGGCAATAGAAATTGCAGAAAACAAACCTTTCCATTCATTAGAACAATGTAAATTGTTAATAAATGGTGACGATTGTGCATGGAATCATAGTAATAAGACATACGAATTATGGAAGCAAATTACAGGCTTCATGGGGCTAGAGGAAAGTGTAGGAAAAACTTTTCGTTCTAGAGAATTTGTTAACATAAATTCTACTAACTTTCTATTCAATAAAGAAGTTAGTCAACCATATTATTTTTATAAAGAAAATAATGAACAAATAATTCGTTTCACGCCTTATCATCTAGTAAAATATGTTAATCTAGGGCTGCTTACTGGTCAAAAACGATCCGGTAATAAATCAGGTCTCAACGACCAAACAGGCAAAGATAATATTTCAGCTAGATGTAGGGAGCTTCTGAGATTGGCACCAGAAGACTTAAGAGAAGTTGTTTATAAAAAGTTCATAAATGAACATAAGTATATTTTAGAGAAAATGAGATTACCGTGGTACATTCCTGAGTGGTTAGGGGGCGTTGGTTTACCGATTGATGAAAAACATCAACCATCAGACATAGATTTGCGATTAGCACATCTTATCTTGATAAACTGGAAGAATTCCAGGCCAATTCCTTTATCCCACCAAGAGAAAACTTGGTACACTAGGGTAATAGCAGAAAAAAGAAGTCCCACACCTATATTAACAACAAATAAACTACATTTGGATTTCTATGAAAAAATCTTAGGAAAACAATGTATAAATCTATTATTTGATAGTGATGTGCATCTTAGCGATTTATATAAAGCTTTAGATGAAGATAAAAAAGGAGGAAAAGCAATAAGTATTAATGCAAAGTTTTGGACACCTGTTGGAAAACAGTTACCAAAACCTTTAACAATTAAAGACTTAGATTTTCGACCTGCATATTATGGATTAGTTTCTGCCGAGTCATTTTATAATTCCGTTCCAATAAAGGAACCTGCGCTATTTCAACAACGTGGGGATTCTTCACTTGATTAATATTACAATAGTATAAAACATACAATAATATTTCTGAAG